GGAGGCGCAGGAGATCGCGGACTGGGCGGCCTCGCGTGGTCTGAACAAGCAGGTCAATAAAGCAGACGGCAACAACCTTGCAGAACTTAAAGCAGAGGCTTTGCGTCGTGACATTACGCTGAAGGACTTGAAGATCAGCGCGCAGCGTGGCGACCTGGTCGAGCGCGAGGTCGTCCGGTCGATGCTGCGGCTTCTCAGTCAGAAGCTCGACTTGCTGTTGCGGCTCAAGCTTGAGGTCGAACTGGGGCCGCGCGTCGTTGGCAAATCAGCTGCGGAAGCGAACGTCGAAGGTAGCCGTATCTTGGACGAGATCCGAGAGGTGATCGCCGGCAATATCGCGCGATTTGAGACCGAGGCAGTCAAGGCCACGACCGCGCCGGAGGATGCCGAGTGACGCTTGAGCCTGGAGACGTAGTCGTCATTCGCGCCAACTTCCGCGGCCGAGATGATCCGCAGTACGTCTATATCGTGCAGGAGATGCGCGCAGATGGCGTGGCTGTGATTATGCCGCTGGTCGGACAAACTGAGTTTCTTTCTGTGCAGGCAAACACTTTGCAAAAGATACCGTGACCGACCAGGAACAACTGCTCGCAGACTTTGCGCTGTCGCAGCCCGACCGTGCGCCAATCTATGACTGGGCACGGCGCAACGTGCAGCTGCCGGAGAGCTACGCCACGCCTGGGCCGTTCAACGTGCGGCTGTCACCGTGGCTGGTGCCGATCTTTGATGCGTTGCAGAATCCGCTGATCCGGCGCGTTCACTTTCGCAAAGCGGTACAGATCGGCGGGACGCTTGTCGCGGACGTGTGGCTGCCGTGGATTATCGCGAACGACCCGGGACCGATCAGCTGGACCATGCAGACCGACGACATGGTAGAGCGGCACGCGAAGACGCGGCTGTGGCCTCTGCTTGAGCGTTGCCGGCCGGTGGCTGCGATGCTGCCGAAACCGGGACCGCACCGCACGACGACCGAGATTTACTTTGGCGGCTTTTTCCTAACGCTGAACGCGGCCAATCTGTCGACGCAGCAATCGCAGTCCATCCGGTACAAGATCAACGACGAGATCTGGCTTCCACGCTGGCAAGAGACTTACGGTCACGCTATCGCGCGCGTGAGTAAGTTTGAGGAGGTCGGGCGCTCCAAGGTTTACAACGTGTCGCAGGCTCCGATCATGGACGAGCAAACCGGGAACGTGGAGCACGCGAGCTACACTTCCGGCAACCAGCAGGAGTGGCACGCCGAGTGTCCCAGCTGCCACAAGCCGCACGTCATCGCCTTCGATCAGAAGGACGGAACGAATCGCGCCGGCGTAGTCTGGGACCGAGCGGCCAAGCGCGACGACAACTCTTGGGACGTGGCGCGTGCGGTGGAGTCGTGCCGCTTTCGCTGCATCCATTGCGGCCACGAGTCGAGCGACTCCGATGCTACGCGCGAGGCCTGGAAGAAGTCCGGACGCTTTATTGCGCAACGGCCTGACGCAGCGGCAGAGGTTCAATCGTTCCGGATCGAGGCGCTGGTCTCGCGTCCTATGCGCCTCCTTGTCGAGGAATGGTGCGAGGCAGAAAACCATTCACTGCGGACTGGTGACGATCAGATGCGCATCGACTTTCGGACAAAGCGCGAGGCCAAGCCGTGGCTGGTTACAAAGAAAACGATCAACCTTTTCCTGAAGGACTCCGGCTACACGACGGCGCAATATCGAGCCGGCGAGAAGATCGACAACGAGGCCATCCGGTTTATGGCGTTGGACCGCCAGCTGGATCACTGGTGGTGCGAAATCGGAGCGTTCAGCACGGCGACTGGTCCACGCTACCGGCAGCTGTGGTTTGGCCGCATCGATACGCGGGACCAGCTGCGCGAGATGCAGCGCATCTATCAAGTGCCGGACGCCTGCGTGGCGCAGGACAGAGGCTATCGGCCAAGTGATGTCGACCGCGACTGCGCCGAGTTTGGCTGGCGAGGTATGCGTGGCTACGGTCGGAAGACCTGGACGATGCGCGACGAGCACAGCGACAAGCTGGTCAACTTCCCGTTTTCCGAGCCGCGCGTGAGTGACTACCGCGGAGGCGATGTCTACTTTTACGAGTGGTCTGGTGACTACTTCAAGGACACGCTAGCAGTGGCGCTCGATGGCAAGGGCGATTTGAAGTGGGAGATTCCATCAGATGCCAACCCGCTTTATCTCGAGCACCTCAAGGGCGAGTCCAAGGTCGAGGTCCGATCTGGCGTCTGGGAATGGCGCGAAGTGCGCAGTAACGCGCCCAACCACGGCCTGGACACGTCGGCCATGCTGCTTTGTATGGCGACCATCGCCGGCGTCATCCGGTACACGCCGCCTCCCGAGAAGTCGGATTAACGCTAGCGCGGTCCACCGTCAAAAGGTTGGACAGTTGCCGCTTTTACATGGGCAACGATAATCCGTTTGAAGGACTGGACAGCGCGACGTTGGCAACGCTGAAGACCGAGACCATTTCAGCCATCCGCGCGGTGCTGGTTAATTCGTCCTACAGCCTCAACGGCAAGAGCGTGACCCGTGCGGATTTGACCCGCCTCAACATTATGCTCGGTCAGATCCAGTCGGCCATCGACTATCAGGCCGGCACCACGACCGACCAGACTTTCGTTTCTTTCAACGGCAACTAACATGGACTTCGACGCTTCAAAGGTCATCAGTTCGGCGCCTTGGTATGATAAGGCCATCTCGGCCATCGCTCCGGCCTGGGGCTTGAAGCGCATGGAGTCGCGCGTGCAGGCTGCGCTTTTCAACTACAACGCGGCCATGACGAATCGTCTGTACGCTCCGAAGCAGTACGGTCTGCCGAGCGAGTCGTCGACGACGGTACGCGACCGCATCGTGATGATGTGGGAAAGCCGCGACCTCGTGGAGAACTTTCCGGAGGCGCGCGAGATCAGCCGCAAGTTCGGCAACTATCTGACGCCGCACGAGTACAGCCCGACGACCGGCGACCGCGAGTACAATGCGATTGTAGCGGAGTACTTCCACGAGTGGTGCAAGACGTGCGATGTGACCGGTCGGCACACGTTCAAGAAACTTATCCAGCTGGCGGCAGAACAGCGTCCGGTCGATGGTGATTGCGGTGTCGTCATCCGTCGCGTCGATGGCGAACTGAAGATTCAGCTGGTGCCTGGCACGCGCATCGGCAATCCGAACTTGCTCGGCTCGGAACCGAACAACTATTTCCAAGGAGTGTTCACGAATGAGTTCGGTCGGCCGGTGGCCTACCGCATCTTTCGCGTGACGCGCGAGGGAGTCTATTATGATCCAGAAGATATTGAAGCTCAGTTTTTCTGTCATTACTTCGATCCGTTCCGCGTGGACCAGTATCGCGGAATCACTGACTTCCACGCTGCAATCCGCACGGCTCGGATGCTCTACGAAATTCTCGAAGCTGAAAAGGTTGGCGTCCGCTTTGCTAGTCAGCAGGCCGCCCTCGTATTTTCCGACCGAGGAACTGCCAACCCACGAAACCTGTTTACGCCTAATCCGGCGCAAACGCTCGCGAACGGGCAAACGCAGAAAAACGAGGAATCACAAATAGGGCAGATCCGATACTTCGGAACGGCCGACAAGGTCGAGGTGATGCCATCGCGGCCGAGTGCTGCGTTTGAAGGATTCGTGCAGCATCTGATGCACGAGATCGCAATCGGTGTCGGGATTCCGGAGGGCGTTTTGTTCGGGACGCAGAACTACAAGGGGCCGAGCGTGCGTGCCGACTTTGCCGCGGCCGACCGCGTGTTCACTCGCCATCAAGGGATCCTGCAGGACAAGGTGCTCGATCCGATCAAGAACCAAGTGATTCTAGACGCGATTGCGCGTGACTTGATTCCGCCTCCGCCGCGCCGTGATGGCGAGACGGTAGTGCAGGCGATGAAGCGTGCGACCCGTGGTGAGTGGCGATTCCCGGCCAAGCTCACGATTGACATCGGCCGCGAGTCGGCAGCCAACCTGAACGAGAACCGGCAGGGCGCGAAGTCGTTGCAGGAGATCGCAGCCGAGGAGGGAACCGATGCGTTCGGCCGCCTGGAGCAGATCGCGATTGAGGCATCGTTCGTTTCCGAACTGGCGCAGCGTTACAACGTGCCGGAGACTGCAATTCGCTTGGTAACCAATGCGCTTCCCAGCACGCCGGCAGCTGCCGCGGCTACCGGAGAAAAGACCGGAGCAGATGCTGCGCAGGCTCAAGTCGACGCAGGCAAGACAGAGCCGGAATCGCCAGCAACCGACGAGCAGCTATCCGACAACCGTATCGTCATCGACTTTGCAGAGGATGGCTACGTTCCCAACGATTCCATGGTCGCCAACGCGAAACGCGCGCTGGAAGTCCGCGAGTCTAAGCCGGCCAGCCAGCGTGGCATGACCTCGGTGGGTATCGCTCGCGCGCGGGACATCATCAACAAGCGTGCGCTGTCTGAGGATACGGTGCGCCGCATGAAAGCATACTTCGACCGTCACGAAATCGACAAGAAGGGCGCTACCTGGGACCAGCAAGGGAAAGGTTGGCAGGCCTGGAACGGCTGGGGCGGTGACGCTGGTCAGACGTGGGCCAACGCTATCGTCGAGCGTTTGAACCGTCGCGAGGCGGGAGACTCTACCGAAAAGGTGCGCCTCGGTTCGCCAGTCGAGGCCGACTTTGCCACGCGCAAATTGAGCAGCAAGGACTGGCTGGCTTCGCTGGCATCCTACCGCCGGGAACTAGAACAGAAAAAGCAGTTCGTGCTCCCGACTCCCGACGGTGGCGAAAAGAGCGAGGACTTCCTTGCGCGCTGCATGGGCGACGCCACGATGGCCGCAGAGTTTCCGGATGAGTCGCAGCGCTACGCCGTCTGCCAGCGCCAACTGAACCCGAAAGCCTAATTCATGGACACGCAAAAGCAGATCGACCACCTGATCGAACTGGCGATTGAGCAGCGCGGCGAACTCGCGCGCATCGTCGGTGAACTGCCGCAGATCAAGGGGCAGTTGCGCGATGAGATCGCACTTGCGATGGAAGATGTCGAGCCGCAGCTGCGGAGCGATCTGGCCGACTTCTGCGCTAAGTCTGCCGAGGAGCAGGTGCAGGCGCTTGAGTCGAAGATTGCTGCGCGTGTGTCTGATCTGCTTGCGCGTCTTGAGTTGTCGGCTGGCGCGAAGTACTCGGCGCTGATGGCAGAGCGCGAAAAGAACGCGCAGCTGCTTGAGGTTGCGGAGCAGCGAATCCTTTTGGCTACCGCTGAACTGCCGGAGACGGTCACGCGGATTCTCGATGAGCAGATCAAGGCGCGCGAGGAGTTTGCTGCGCCGCGGACGCTCACGCCGCTCGGCAAGTGGAAGGCCGGCGAATATGAAGCGCTCGATGTCGTTTCGATCAACGGTGATTCCTACATTGCGAACCGTGCAACGCGGGAGAAGCCGAGCCGTGCAGCGAAGGACTGGACGCTCTTGGCTGCACGCGGTGCTGGCGGTGGTGGTTCGAATATTAACTCGCTGACGGATCTTACGGGCACGCCGGCGGCTGGTCAGCTCCTCATCGGTAACGGCGGCGACTTTCAGCTGAACACGCTGACGGCTGGCGCTAATGTCACGATCACGAACAGCGCCGGGAATATCACGATTGCAGCCACTGGTGGTGGAGGCGGCGGCGGTACGGTTACGAGGGTTGCAGCCACGGGAGATGGTGCAATCACGGTCGGAGGCAGTCCCATCACGACCAGTGGCACTTTCACTTTGGCGCTCGCAAGTACGGCGGTAACCGCTGGCAGCTACGGTGCGTCTAACAAGGTCGCAACGTTCACGGTAGATGCGCAAGGTCGGTTGACCGCGGCGTCCGATGCGAACATCAGCGTCACCACTGGGCAGGTGTCTGGCCTCGGCAGTGCTGCGTTGCAGTCGACAACCTACTTTGCTCCTGCGACGGTTGGAACTTCGATTCTCTACGGCAATGGCAGCGGTGGCTTTGCCTCTGTCACGGTCGGCACTGGCCTCACGTTCAGCGCAGGTACGCTGGCTGCAACTGGCGGCGGTGGTGGTGGCGGAACCGTGACCAGTGTTGCGCTGACCGCAGGAACTGGAATCTCCATCAGCGGTGGCCCGATCACCACCAGCGGAACGATTGAGGTCACAAACACCGCACCGGATCAGGTCGTCAAGCTAACGCAAGGCGGCACGACGACAATCACGGGAACGTATCCGAACTTCACCGTCAGCAGCGCCGACCAATACGTTGGAACGGTGACGAGCGTCACTGCGCAAGGCAGCGCCGACATCTCGGTGACTGGTGGGCCAATCACAACGAGCGGCACGCTCTACTTTGGACTGGAAAATACCAGCGTAACTGCCGGAAGCTATGGCACGTCTTCAAGCGTTGGCTCATTTACTGTCGACGCAAAGGGACGACTGACCGCGGCCAGCAACACCGCAATCTCGATTACTACCGGGCAGGTTTCGGATGGTGTGGTCAAGTCGATCTTTGGCGAGCAGGGCGTCGTCACGTCGCTCGACTACGTTGACTTCGACACGCTGGCAACGGTTTCGCCGACGCCTGGTCGCATCTACTGGAACAACGCCGACGGTGCCGGTACGCTGGCGATTGCGCTCAAGGGCGGCGTCGTTACGCAGAACGTCGGGCAGACCAACTACTACCGAGTCAAGGCATCGTCAGCCATCACCGCCGGTCAGGTGATTATGTTCTCCGGTGTCGTCGGGATGTCCGGTCAGATCCAAGGTGCGCCGGCTACGGGATTGCAGCCGAATCAAGGCAACTACGTTATCGGTGTTGCGGCTGAAAGTGGATCAACGAACAGCTGGGTTTCAGTCATCGCGTTCGGGCTTATACGAGGAATCAATACGACAGGCGGAGCCGAGAACTGGGTCGCTGGCGATATTCTCTACTTTAACCCGAGCGTTGCCGGTGGGCTGACGAAGGTGCTTCCGACCGCGCCGAATCCGCGCGTGGAAGTTGCGGCCGTTGTCGTTGCAGATTCAACCAATGGCGAGCTGTTGGTGCGCGTGACGCATGGCTCATCGCTTGGCGAAACGGATGGCAATGTTCAGATCACAAGCGTCACCAATAATGACTTCTTGGTTTATGATGGCACGCAGTCACGCTGGGAAAACTACAATCCCAGCGCGGCTCGCACCGCTCTCGGTCTAGGTAGTGCAGCGCTTGAGTCCACGACCTACTTCGCACCTGCCACGACTGGCACGGCGATTCTGGCCGGCAACGGTTCGGGTGGCTTCTCGGCTGTCACGGTTGGCACTGGCCTTACCTACACTGGCGGCACGTTGTCCTCGCTGGATGTCGGCGGCACGGTTACCAGTGTGGCGCTCACGGCTGGCACGGGCATCTCGATTTCTGGTGGGCCGATTACTTCCAGCGGCACCATCGAGGTGACGAATACCGCGCCAGACCAGACGGTGGTGCTGACGCAAGGCGGAACCACGACGATCACTGGAACATACCCCAACTTTACGATCAGCAGCGCCGACCAGTACGTCGGCACTGTGACGAGCGTGGCGCTGACCGCTGGAACTGGCATTTCTATTTCTGGCGGTCCAGTCACTGCGAGCGGTACCATTGAGGTAACCAACACGGCTCCCGACCAGACCGTTGTGCTCACGCAGGGTGGCACGACGACCATCACTGGCACTTACCCGAACTTCACGATCTCGTCGGCCGACCAGTACGTCGGAACTGTCACGAGCGTTTCGCTCACTGCAGGAACGGGAATCTCGATCTCAGGCGGTCCCATCACGAGCAGCGGTGCAATCGAAGTCATCAATACGGCACCGGATCAGACCGTTGTGCTGACGGGCACTGGCACGACCAGCGTGACCGGGACGTATCCGAACTTTACGATCAACTCGGCCGACCAGTACACTGGTACGGTCACAAGTGTGACCGCTCAGGGCAGCGCCGACATCTCAGTCACTGGCGGTCCGATCACGACGACCGGAACGCTGTACTTCTCGCTGAGTGATACTAGCGTCACCGCTGGCAACTATGGCACGGCTGGCTCTGTTCCGTCATTCACGGTCGACGCCAAGGGACGACTTACCGCGGCTGCCAACGTTCCGATTGCAATCACGGCAGGTCAAGTCAGCGGCCTGCCAGCCGGTGGAATTTCCTACGTTTACAAGACGGCAAATTATACGG